GAATCTTACGAAGAAGCCAAGGATTTCTATGATATGAAGGTCATGGAGCTGATTCAGATATTTAAGGACTGGGAAATATGAGTGAAGTTTACTCTGAAGAGATAGGTAGATTCTCTATTTATTGTAGATACTTTTATGATAATTCTTGGAGAGTTTATTTGTATTTTTATGGTGCAATTCACCTAATAATCTCATTCCAAAATAAAGAAGAAGCCTTAATGTTTTTTGACGTTAAATGTAATGAACTAAAAAATTTAGTAGAGGATTGGAATGGTACTAGAGAAGAAAATGCTTATCTTGGGAATGATATACTTCATTCAAATTAACTCTGGTTACCGAGTAGATTGGACAATGCCCAATGGCTACTCATTTAAACGCTTCTTCAAAAACCATGATGAAGCAGAATTATTTTATGAACATAAGTACCTCGAATTAATGCAATTCGAGAAATGGAAACATGGAGATTAGTAAATGATTGAATCAGTTATTTATGCCATTATTGGTTTAATTGGTATCTGTACTTCAGGTGTATTATTAGGTTTATTTGTGGGTATTGCTATTAAAGTTGCCTGTCTAATTCTAGGGGTATCCCTATGAATACAATAATTAGTGTTTTAATTGGTGTAGCAATAGGTGAATTAATCTGTTACAGAAAACCTACAACTTTATTCCATATCTGTACTTTTACTATTGCAACCATTACAGCGGTAAAAAATTTTGGAATTTTCCAATAAGGATTTTAAATGAATTATCCAGCAGAAATGTACTATTGGGTTAGTGTTGTTGCAGCACTTGATTTAATAATCATTCTAGGTGTTGTCTTAGGAGTATTTTCTCTTTCGTTTACTATTATGAATATATTCCAGAGTCCTGAACATCAAAAAGTATGGATTAAACTATCCATAATTTTAGCTATAGTAACTTTTATTTTTGTCTTAGCATGGATATTTATACCGCCTGTTGATTATATAAGAGCCATTTATAGATCTTAAATTCTCCTAATAAAAATCCCCCAATTAAGGGGGATTTCTTTTTATAGTAGATTCATTAACCAATGGGACTTGAAGTTGTCGTAGATATTGTCAGCTTCAAAGTGATACCCAGAATAGTCAAACCATAATCTTTGCTGTGGTACTGTTTGGATTATTCCTAATCCAGCATTTCTAGCCACATTACCACCAGCCCAAGTAGCTAAGGTTCTAAGAGAATTTCTACGTAAGTTTCTGTAGATAATTTTCTGAATAGCTAATTTGTAAGATAAGAACCATGTTAATCCCACTTTATTAGCCCAATCAAATTCTCTACCTCTATTCATAGAATAGTTCACAAATTCATCCCTTACCACATTCATAGCTTTTTCACTATCTACACCTTTACCTTGAGTTAAGTGTTGGTATAAAGCATATTTAGCCACAAAGTCACCATAGTCCATAAATTGAGACATAATGTTATGTCCTTTACTACCTTTATAAACCATAAGCGATTTAACTAGTTCAGGAGTATGCTTACGCATTTCCTTAATACCAGATTTTTCCATTGCTTTGGTTAGTAGAGAGAACTCATCATCTTCCTTAACTGTATCATTAGATAAATCAGAAATAGATGTCAGTAAACCAGCTCTAATTAGAGGAGCTACTGATAGTTTCTCTAGAGCTACTTCTAAAGCTCTTGCTTTGGCTTTATTACGCTCTTTCTCTTGAGGTGTAATACCATCTACTAAGATTGTATGTCTCGCTGCTAAAAGCTCTTTGTGAAGCTCTGTATAGCGTTTAGCTTCTTTATATCCTTCTAACATTAGAGGAGCAATCTTGTTCACAGGAATACCTGTATTCCATAGATGAATTACGTTAGAGAGAATGTTCTGTAATGGAACAATACCACTTCTTACAAGCACATAGTCTTTACTTAATGCTGCAACCTCACCAAAACCTCTTTCCAAATATTTCAAGAATTGAGCAGGATTCATTCTAAAGAAATCTTGAATGATTACTGTAGCCACTGCTCTTACTGGTTTCTGAATGAAATCAGGTAATCCAGATTTGCCAGTAAAGATGTCTGTAATAGACGCTTGGCTGTATCCAATAATATTATCCAACTCATTTCTTTTCACATACAAACCACCAATCGAATCAATGTAGTTTCTGGTTGCCATAGGTAACTGATAATAGAACTCATTGATAGCCTTTTCAAATCTAGCATCTTCATTGCTATTTCCTTTAGCTTTATAGTTACCATCTAGTTTCACATAACCAGCTTTATTAAGGTCTTTGTTATACGCTTCATTTAAGCGATTCACATACTCAATATTGTTATTACTAACAATACGTTCTTCACCAATACGAGCATAGTAGTTACCAATAGACTCATAACCTTTTTCTACTGTCTCTTTAAACTGGTCTTTCAGTTTATTGTTAAGAGCTGCCTTAACTCCAGTAACTTTACCTAATCTATCCATGATTGGTTGATACATAGAGTCTGAACTTAAACCAGAGTAATAACTAGGATTACGTCTGATATTAACCCATTCTTTTCGCATAACTTGTTGTACTGAATTACTATTAGCTCCTAGGTCTAAGGTTCTATCACCTAATCTTTCACCAGTAACAATATTTGCACCATTGATAGATGATTCAGTTAATGCTAATGCACCGTTAGTGTAAGCAGTAACCAAGGAGTTATTAGTAGTAAATACTCTTTCACCATTAGGTAATGTAGCACTTACTTTATATCCTTGAAGACTTAGGCGTTTAGCAGTATCTAAATCATTCTTCTCAACAATCACATAGTCCTGATGAGGATTACGTTTAGAGTGGCTATAACCATCATAACCAAACACACTAGAAGTATCAGTTTTACTACTGATGTCATCCAATGTACTTAACTCTTGGTTAATGTAGTTCATACCTTTAGGCTCATCTTTAATGAGTTTTTTAATCTCATCAACTTTCTCACTACCTAATTTATCTACATTGTGTAAAGCAACAAGAGCATCTACTGCTTTTCTTAAAGTAACTTTCTGATCATCAGTTAAGTTAACTCTATCACCTGACATTTGGTTGTAGAGAGTTAAGCTAGTAATTGCTCTAGTATTAGGTAAGATACCTGTCATACTAGTATCGGAAGTTGCTTTAGCAGAACCAGTACGAATTAAGTCTGCTAGACCTTCTGCTTGCCATCTCAAGAAGTTAGTTAATCCTTCTTTATCTTGAACAGGAAGAGTGCTTACTACCTGATGTAGATTAGTATCAGCATTCTTAATCATTGACTTAATTTGACCATAGTTATTGATTGGGTCAAATGGATTAATACCTGAACCTTTCAATTTATAAACCATAGTACTCATATAGTCAGTAATAGTTTTATCTATTTCTGGACTAATACCATTGGAGAACTGTTTCTCAATATGAGCATTTACTGCATTACCAATCTTCTCACGAGTAGCTTCAGCTACAACTGATGCCTTATTCTGCATGTCATAGATATAGTGAACATCACTATAAGAACCACGGAAATAACGTAAGATTTTACTTAGTAATGTTGGTCTGCCTGCTAAGTATGAAGTAGATTCAACAAAATCTTGAAGAGCTTTACCAATAGTGCTATCACCATCATCTGAGATATTATCACCACTTAAAATTACTCCTGCAGCTCCTACTAAAGTTTTTCCTAATACATCACTTGGAAGAGCTTTAGCAATATCATCAATATCTTTGATTAGTTTGATTTTAGAAGCTTCTTTCTTAGCTTCTTCCATTTCTAGACCTAACTTATCTAAATGACCTAACTTATCTCTAAAGTTTACAGAACCAGCAATTAAAGCCAAGGATTCAAGCGTAGACGAATCTTTAGGTAAATCGAGTGCTCTTGTAAGGATAAAGTCATTTACTTTGTCTAAGGCTTTCTGAGAGCGTTTAGTATCAAATTTATTCTTCAATTCCTCAACAGTAGTAATTGCACTTAAGATTGCAGGAACATTGTATTCCTTGTCTTTAGCAAATACTGGACTATTGAATACTGAATCATTGATATTCTTATCAGAGAAGTCATAGCTATCCATGATGTCATTTACTACTGCAGTTGCAGTATTTACATAGTTACTATTACCACCCATGAAGTTAGCTTTAGCAGAAGCATATGCTAATCTGAAAGCACTCTCTTCAGCAGGAGATACTGAAATACCTGCATTTCTTAAACCAATCAAGAAATCATTGGTTTGTTTATCAGTATCATTGTTCTCAAGGGCTTCTCTTTCTTCAGTGAAGTTAGCCATATCTACAGTAGGGGCTCTGGTCTTAATTCTTTCCACTAATTCATTTAAGAAAGCTCTATGCTTATCAGATACTGGAGCTGATTGGCTTACTGCTTCATAGTTAGTTACAGTTGAAGCTACAGAAGCATTACCTTCATCCACTTCATTCTGTTTAGCATATTTAGTAGTATCCATAGTTAAGATATTAACTGCTCTTACCATATCAGCTAGATAACTCTTATTAAGATTTTTAGGGTCAAATCCTAAAAGTCTATGGAAAGCGTTCATAAACTTATTAAGTAAGTTTTTGAATTGTTCCATTACTGCTTTGAAACCAGTTTCTTCTAGAACTTTACTTCTGTTTCTTAAACCACTAGATTCTAGTCTATTCAAGAATTCAGACTCAGTTAAACCATAAGCAATAAACTCTTTAATAGCTTCTGCCTTAGCTTTAGCTAAGGTAATAGCATCTATCTCTCTGGCTGTTTGAGGGTCAAATACATACCCAATATTAGCCATAGTAGCTCTTACTCTATCTAAGCTTCTATACGCAGAATTCACATCAAAATCACCAAATTTATGCATTTGGTTAACCATAATCATAACTCTAGAGTCATGGGTAAAGAGTTTAGCCATGTCCTTAGCAATAGCTTCAATTAAGTTAATTGCTGCTGTTGTTTCAGGACTTGCTGTTCCTTTAGATAAGTAATGAGCATTAATCAGACTGTTTAAAGCAGCATGGCTTAACTCATGAACCAAGTCTTTCATATTACCTAGTTCAAACTGAACAGTATTAATATAGATACCTGCTAGTGGATGGTAGTAACCATTTAAGTTCATGTCTTTGACTTTGGCTCTTACATCTTCAGAAAGTTTACTTAAGAACTCATTGAAGTCAGTAAACACTTCTAGTTTTCTGTCATAAACTTTTTCATTATTTTTAACACCAGCTTCAAAGGCATTTAATAGAGAACCAAGAACCTTAGTATCTAAGTTATCACCTGTAAGGTTATTTCTGATTGACTTAATAAGGTCAGTAGCAGACTTAGTATATTCAGGTTTAGCTTCCATCTTATTAGTAGGTAATTTAAGAGGTAATGCACGAGCATGTTTAGCTCTAGCTTTCTCTAAGGCTTCTTGAATAATCTTATCTTGAGCAATGAATTCAGTAATAGCTTTAGAATCTTTTCTAAATGTAGTACTTTTATCTGGATGGTTAGCCATAAACTCATTGAATCTATTGATTGTATCTACTACTTTAGGCAAATCTTCACCATGGAAGTATCCATTGGAGATACCACCAAATTGGTTAACAATGACTGGTAAGTATTCACGTTCAATATCTTTCATAGCCAAGTTATCAATAGCTCTTTCTCTAGCTTTCTTAACAGAAGCTTCAAATAATGAGTATGAAGTAGGTAAGAATCCAGACTCAATAGAATTGTATTCTCTCTTAATCATACGTTCTAAAGCTTCTCTAGCTGTCTTAGATGGAATATTATCGGTAGAACCATCAGAATCAATAACCTTGTCTAAGAATGTACGTACCGCTTCATAATCTTGGTTTACATCATCATTATTAATGTACCAAGCAGAAGTATAAGCACCTAACATACCTTTTAGTTTTTTAGCATCATCTTGAGTAAGAGCATTATTAGAGAATCTCTTTTCAAGAGCTCTAAATTCTGGAGCTGTATGTTCTAAGAACATCTCACCTACATTTGAACGAGCTAGTTTCTCATAGAAACTCTTCATTAATGAGTTATCTAAATGAACTTGGTTAGTAATTTCATTTACTTTATTACCTACAAAGTTACGCATGAATCCCCATACTTCTACACCATCATATACGTCAAGAGTAGGAGTACGATTTTTTTCCATTTCAATCGCTAAGTAACCTTGAGTCGCTGCTTCTGTACCTACAATAGAAGAGGTAAGTAATGAAGGACCTGAAGAATCAAAGTGTTTCCAGCTCTTATTCAATACAGCACCAATATGAGTATTGGATTCTGGGTTTAAGTACACAGAAGTAACTGTAGTCATTGAGTGTTCATTTCTGAGTAACTGTTCTTTAGTGATACTGTTACCTACATGGTAAAGATCATTGATTAATTGACTGTCTCTACTCATAGCAGTAGCTACGTTAGGACTGTTTACTAAGTTCCCAAGAATTTCTTTTAACTCATGAGCTTTAGGGAAGTCATAGGCTCTAGAATCAGAAGCTTGCATTGAGCCATCTTCTTTATATGAAGCCCATCCTTTCTCAATATTACGTTGTTTAACGAAGTTATTGAGTTTATCTAAGAACTCTTGTTCAAAGGCATAGTAAAGCATTTGGTCATTAGCAATAATTGCATCAACCTCTTTGAACTGCTCACCATACACTTCTCTAATACCCTCAAATAATAAGGTAGAGATACCAGAATAATTAAACTTAGTTAATTCTGCTGATTGGTCAGGAGTAATGTTACTCATGTCCTCAATAACACCTAGGGCTTCCTCTTTGGAACCATAACTGATTTCAAGAGGAGCCATACGAATGGTTTGACCGTACTTAATAAGTCTATCCAATGTTTTTTCATTTTCACTGGTTAAACCTTCTTTCTTAATAGCTCTGTAAAGGTCATTTAATTGATTTAAGTAAGAGGATTTAAATTCACCATTTACTTGATTATTAATACCAGTACGTTTACCACCATAGTTACTAGGAGTTACTGCTAGTTTAGCTACACCACGTTTAACAATTAATTTACCTAATTGATTTAATGGAATATCACCAATATCTCCATTCTCAAAATTATCTGTTTGATTTAAAACCATGAGAGTTTTAAGTAAATTGGTAATCTCATTATCTGTGGCTTTAGAATGTTCACTGGCTTTGGTTAAAGTACCAATAGCATCTGTACGATGAGCGATAGCAGCAATAAACCCACTATTGATTAACTGGTTAAGGGTATTATCTCCAATATTGTATTGGTCAGCCAAAGCAGTCAATCTTTGGAATCTATTGGTTAGAGTATTAGCTACTACGTTATATACATCATCAATAGTGTCATTAGGGTTATTAGAGGTAAAGATTTCTCTTGAACCTTCTAATTCTTTGGCATCTTCAGCACTTGCAATAAAGTCTAAAGTTACTACCCCAGTACGTTTTAAAGTATGTAAGTAATTCTCTGTAAAACCAGTAGAGAACTGTCTTAAATTATTGTGAACACCGTTACCAATACCATCAGCCTCAATCATAAGCATTGGTTGGAATTGACCTTTACTGTTCAATCCTTTACCAGATTCCATTAAGGCTAATTGATATATTGCATTTAATGCTCTAGGACTATCTAAACCAAGAGATTTAATAGCTCCTTTAGGTAATGCACTCTCTTTACCGTTAATACGGTCTGAGAGGCTCTGCATTGCATTTTCAAAGTCAGGACTATTAAGAATACTATCTAACTTAGTTAATGCATCAGCGACCTTATTACGCTCGATTTTCACACCTAATGCTTGAGCTAGTGCAAGAGCAAAACCTGTTACTTGGTCGTAATGATTAGTATCTTCAATATTTAATCTATTACGGTAAAGGTCTAAAGCTTCTTTAGCAATATTAGTATGGTCAATTCCTTTAGCATTAAATCCCCATTCCATTCTTGAACCATCTGGATTAGTAAATGTAGGTACAAAAATTTCACGATGGAATTTATCTGCTTGAGGGTTAAAGTCCCCATCAATCATGGTACGTTGAGTAGAGATAGCTTTATGTTTTAAGTAAGCATGTCTATCAGCTAGGACTACATCATTACCTTCATCATCTACGCTTAGTGTGTCATTGGCATATTTAGCAATGTCAAAGCTTCTATCTAATTGATTATTTTTAGATGTAAGAGACTTAGTGATAGCTGTTGTATTACCACTAGTGTCTGTGGTATATCCCAACCACTCTTTAATGAATGACTCATTTGTATTAGTGAGAGCAAAGTTAGCAAAACCTTCTCCTTTATTGTTTACGTTAAAGCTGAACTTAATGTTGTTCTGGGCTTGAATCATGGAAGTCTGTAAGGAGTTAGCACCAGATGTAGTTACATTCTTAACATCTTCATTTGTAACTGTATATGGTTTATCTGATCTAAATCCTCTGTACCCTTTATCCCTATTAGGGAATAAATCATTGGCTACTCTAGTGTCATTAAATCTATTGAGTAGAGCCATTGCTAGTACAGTGTTATCTCCTTTAGATGTTACAAATTCAGCTACTGCTTTTTTGTAGTCTTCAAAAGAAGTACCTTTACGGAATAAGGTTCTAGCTTTACCACGTTTGAAATGGTCTTTCTTAGTGTCTACTGCTCTTTCTGAATCCCATGCAAAAGATACATGGTCAATGAATACAGTTGAAGCTTCTACTGTTGTTTCAGGAGGATGTTTATAGATACGTTGAACATTTACTAAACCATTAGCATGTAAGTAGTTGAATAACTCAGTACCTAAAGAGAATGCTAAGCCTTCCATTTGACCTGCAACATCACTATTAGGGTCTACTTTAATACCTAAGTTTCTAAGTGTCTTACGACCTAATTCAGAGATGAATTCAGACTTAATAGTACCTAAGTTAGATAGTGCATAGTCAGTAGTTAGAATTTCAGGTACTACACCTTTCTTGTAGTCTTTAATTGCAGCTTCACTTGAGATATTAGGGTTACTTGTAATATCCACTAAGGTAATCTCATTGGCTCCATTATCAGTATAAGATTCTCTTACAAAAGAACCTTTAGAAGAGATAGTAGGAGTAGATACAGTTTCTGCTAATGCATTAACCATACCAGTAAGTAACTCATCACTCATCTCTACTTGACGTTTACCATTTACTTCACGAATAGTAGTGAAGTTCAAGAAACCATTAAGATTGAAAGCATCTTTCTTAGGATTTTGTAATGGAGATAAGATACTGGTTTCTAAGTGTCTCTTAATGTCTGCATTTAAGTGAGCTAAACCTTTAAGGAAGTATTTATCTCCACCGCCTACTTCACCATCTGCGTATTTACCAGCTAGTACTTGTTCCTCAGTTACACCACTATCTTTAGAGTTAATTTTATCTAAAGTATCTTGGTTAAATAGAGGAGTTCTTTCAGAGTATTTAACATCTGGATTATTCAGAATATTAGTAGCACCTTTTTCGGTAAGGTCTAAACCTTTGAGTCTGTATTCTGCTTTAATATCTTTATTGAATTGAGATGCAATAATCTCTGCTGTACTATCCCAATCTTTTGCTAATTGTTGGATAGAAACTGAAGTAAAGTGTTTACCTTTAACAGAACTGTCTTCAATTCCTTGTACTTTAGCAAATAGAGAGTTTTTAGCATTTCTAAATATCTCTGATGTATTGAGAGCGTAGAAGTTACCATTCTTACCTTTAGTCATTCCAAAAGCATTATTGATATTCTCTAATTTATCATTAGTAGGATTATCAAATGCCTGTAAGAACTCAGAAGCAAGTAAGGCTGTTAATGGAGCATTTACATCTACACCCTTAAACATTTGAGGGAAGTCATATTTTTGACCATTAGTAGTAAAGCCAGTCTGAGCAAATGACTCTAATTGAGTTTTAACATTTGCATAAGTAGGTTCTAATTTTTTAGAGTTTAAAGCGTAATTAAGGATGTGTAATCCTGTACCCATACCAGAAGTAGGACTAAACTCTTGATGTCCTTCTAGAGGGTTTTTAGGGGCATTAATGATGTACTCTAAACTATCCTTTAAGTCTTCTGCTTCATTACCCTCTAAACCAAGAGAATTAATGAAGTTAGGGCTTACAGTTAGTGCATCTTTATAAGATGCTATATTCTTACTTTTAGCTAAAGGTACATACTGTCTTACTAGCTCGTTAGAGATGTCTTTCTGTAATACATAACCTTTAATATTAAAGAAGTTATCAAGAGCTTCTGCTCCTACGTTACGACCTTTAGGAGTTCTAAGAATAATACGAGCACCGGACTTAACTACTTTATTAAGAGCTTCTCTATTATGGTTTACAACATCTGCATTGGTTTGATAATCCAATAATACTGTATCTGTATCCTTAATATCTTCAATGCTGTACGCAGGGAAATTAGCCATTACTGCAGCTCTTTCACCCACAGAACCACCTTCAAATGAAGGAGTATGTAGGGCTAAGTACTTACTTGCAGCAGAGATTAAGGTATTAAACTCAGTAGCTCCTTTACCTGTAAATTCAGGGAATGAAGCATTTTGAGCAGTATTCTGGTTAGCATCTAATTGGTAAGTAGATACACCTCCGGTGAATACTGTTAAATGTTTACTAGCTCTACTCATAGCCACATAGTTAAGAGCATTAGCAGTAGATGTAATTACTTCCCCATTTAATACTACATTTGCATCTCCACCCATAGGTCTAGCATTAAAGAATACATTTTGATATGTACTACCTTGAGATTTGTGTGTAGTAATTGCATAAGGAAAATCTACACCTTTTTTGATGTTTAAGTTAGCTCTTAAAATTGCATTAGCTTGTCTATGCAAATCTAAAGTAGATTTTGCAGGATTACTTGTAACATCAACTCTTACACCATTTTCTTTATCTGTATGAAAGCTGAAATATACATCAGAACCAAAGTCAGGAAGAGTTTTAACTAATTCTTTAATACTTTCTTCAACTCTACCTGCATCTCTTGGGTAAGTAGCATTAAGAGCTTTAATAACCTCTTTTCTAACTAATGTTGCTAGTGCATCTCTATTGGCTTTTAGAATTTCAGGTTTATCTGATACTCCTTCCACAAATAGTGAATCATTAGGGAATAGTGGAACATACTCTACATCTTTGGTTGGTTCACCATTCTCTTGGAGAATTTCAGGAACTGAAATTGTATAAATAGCTCCTTTAAATGCAGAATCTAAGTTACTAACTTCTAGTACATCATGAACCATAGAGTTAGTGAAACCATATTCTTTACCTTTTGTACCAGTACCAATATAACCAATTAACTTCTCACCTACTTGAACAGGTACTTTAGAAGTATCAATATTTCCAAATTTAACATCCCTAGCTAATTTATTTAAAGCTGCAACACTCTTATTGGTATTTGCAACAAGAACATTATTAACTGGGTCAGCTACTACAGTAGGTAATGCAGATTCTAAGAATTTATTGGCATTATCTGTATAAGTAATACTATCTGTATTAAGAACTGGTACTTTACCTAATTGTTCACCTTTATGATTACGGATAGCAGTAAGTACTGCAAGTAAGCCAGCACTGTTAGTACGTTTAACTTCAGATAAATTAAATACTTTATTAGTAGGAGTTTCATTAAATACATAACTAGCTTTAACAGTACCGTCTGAATCAGTTCCTGCAATAGGAGGTAACTGAGCTGGGTCACCCATAAAGATTAGTTGTTTTCTACCATTCTTAGCAGCCTCTTTAAGGTTACTAATTTCATTAGGAGATAGGAAAGAAGACTCATCTACAATAACTATATCTGAACTAAGGGTCTTAAGGAATTTAGGAGTAAATACCATTTCACCATTTTTATTGATGTAAGTAATACCTTGAGTTACAGCAGGTTCTGTACCAGTATTATGAGCAATCACACTTGCAGCTTTCCAAGTAGGTGCAACATACGCAGCTAACTTAGGATCACCAAGAGCAAAGTCTACAGCATACTTAACAATAGTAGTTTTACCTGTACCTGCATAACCAGATACAGTAATAGTTTTACGGTAGTCTCTATCTTTAATGTAATCAACCATTCCTTTAAGAGCATGCCATTGTTCAGTTGTAAACTGGAATCCTTTAGGTACTTTAGTTCTGCTTAAGAAAGTAGCTACAAAGTCTTTCATTTCAGACTCTCTTACTTTCATTTGAGCAGCAGCAATTTCTGCATCAGAACTATATCCTGTTTCAACTGAAGCAGAACCTAAGTCTTGGTCCCCTGCAATAGAAGCAGAACCAAATAAATCATCTAAATCACTTACGTCATAATTTCTAGATTTAACTGGTTTAAGTACTTCATCTACATCTGGAATTTCAATTTCAAAATCATCTAATTTATCCAAAGACTTAGCAAACTCTAAATCACTTGAATCATACCCAAAGTCTTCACTATTCTCTTCTAAGTACTGTTGAAGTTTCTTAGTATCTACTTTTGGAGTAGTAGTAGGAGTTGGTTGAGAAGTCTTAGTAGGAGTAGTACTTGTACTAGTATTAGTACTTGTAGTTTCCTTACTTGGTTTAGATTCTTTTTTAGGTTTTGATTCAGAAGTATCTTTAGTTGCTTTAGAACCAGATACTTTACCTGATAGACTATTAAAAATACCATCTAATGAAGCATCATTCTTAAGGGCTCTAATATAAGCCTGTAATGCTTTTCTATTGGTAAATTTAGTGAAGTCTTCTCCACTCTGTTTTCTTTGACGTTTATCTTGGTTTTTAAGTGCTTTATTGACGAGTACAAGTGGTTCTATACCTTCTTTGAGTTCACCCTTACCATCAAATAAATTCTGCTCATCTGCGTCATTTAAGAGCTTCTCAGCAGCATTCATTTTTTCTTGTTGGGTTAGACGGAAGTGTTGTAACTGTAAAGCACCAATAATACCTAGTTTACCTTTATTATTTAAGGCTTCTTGAGCATAATCCAATAAACCTCTCATCTGACGACCACGACCAACAGAACCAATCAATTTCTCATACTGAGTTAATTGTTCAGTCTTAGATGGAATTTCCCCCATTTCAATCGCATTAGCAGTACCATGGATATATTGAAGAAGTCTAACTAGACTATTTTTAGTATTGGCTTCAAAACCAGTATCGGAATCATTTAAGGTATCCATGATGTCTTTAGTCATAGTACCAATAGATGACCATGCTTTAGTGATGTTATCAGTGTCTAAAGCGTCTCTAGTTGCAATATTTTTAACACTAGCTACCATTCCCTTAGCTAATTTAGTTTTTAATGCTGCACGCTCTCTAGACGTTAATTTAGTGTCTGCATCAATCTTAGCTACTTGGTCTTTATAGTCAGCTACTGCTTTCTTAATAGAAGCAGAACCAGTATCATCAACTACTGAAGCAGTAGTCTGGTCGTTTACTTGAACTGAATAGTCTTCTGATTGTTGAGATTGTTGTCCTGCTTCTTTGGCTTTTAAATAGCTCTCTAAAGCAGTTTTGCTCTTAATCTTAGCAATGACTGGATTATCATTTACACTTTGGATATAAGCTTCACGTTCAGCTTCTGACATACCTTGCATAGCTTGAACAGCATCTTGTTCTAATGCTTGTCGTAAACCTGCAGTATAGTGATGATGACTCCTTATTTGTTCTTGTAGACTATCATATTTAGCTTTTTCTTCAGGAGTTAAGTTATCTTCTCCTTTCGTATCAAGCTCAATATAGTCTTTGGTCATTTTACTGATTTGTTTGTCATACTGGTCAGCTAACTCAAAGAAACTAACATCTTCATCTTCACCTACATCAAATCTTTGTTTGAGTGCTTTCTTATTGGCTTCAGCTAATGCACCAAATTTAGTATTAGCAAATGCAGAATTAAGCTCATCTACTTGACCTTGGTCATATGAATTTTTACCTACTGCACTCTTAACTTTACCTTTGATAGAGGTATCTTGAGTAGGCATACTTGAACCAGTAATAATAGATTGGAATTCAAGATTTGCTTTTTCTTTAGCTTGGTCTTGTTTAACCTTAGCTGCTGCAGTTAATGGTTTAGCAATAGCTTTCTTAGCTGCAGGCATTAACTCACCTACGTTAGTAACACCAGTAGATAAGCCACCAGATAATGCACCTTTAATCGCATCTGCATACATACCTTTAGTAGTATCTATTACATCTTCACCTAAAGCTTTATTTACTGCTAGGTTAGTAGCATAAGTATTAGCACCTTCACCAACACCTTCTTCTACTGCTTGAGAACCAATAGATTTAGCATAGTTACCTACTTTACCTTTTATTCCTGTAGCTCTACTTGCTTTGTCAAACATACGAAGTTCAGGACCAGCAAAGATACCACCTAAAGCTGCTTGAATTTCTACATTAGACTCATAAGATTTTTCACCAGCTTTCATAGCTAGTTCTTGTTTAATCTTATCGTCTGACCATTCAGGATGTTGTTCTTTAAGTTTTTTACCTTCTTTGGTATTAGCTACTTGAGCACTATCCATAGATAATACTGTTTGAGCTGCTTGTTCATAAGTACCAGCAGATTCTTCAAAACCAGTTTTAATAGATTCACCGATAGTACCTGCTACACGAGCTCTGTGATTACTTTTCTCTAAAGCTTCATCAAATTTCTTGGCTTTGACTGTATCAAAAGCTTTCTTAGAAGTAACACTTTCAGCAGCATTTTTACTAACAGTATATTTTGAAGCAGCATCTACCTTAGTACCAGCTTTAGTAGCAACTTTTTCAAGATTTTCTACTGCTTCTCTAGAAGCCATTTCTTTAGCTTCTTTCTTAATACCTTCTTTACCTAACTCTTTTAGTTGACGTTTAGCTTCAGCTTCAAGCATAGCTTTAGAAGCTCCACCAACTGCCATACGAGATAAAGCAGCTAAACCACCAGAACCAACTAAGTCGGGAATATTCTGCCATAATTCAGTTACGATACCTTTTGAGTCTTCTAATGCATTAGCAACAGATAACCATTCAGCATCTGATCTTGCTTGTGCCTTAGCATTTGCATCAGTCATAGTAGTACTATACTTAGCATATTGTTCTTTCTCAAAAGCGTCTACTAAGTTTCTACGAGATGCTTGGACATCTTCATTATTCTGATAATCTGACTGCATCATATCCTTACCAAACTGCTGGATACGTTTACCTGCAGTATAAGGATTTAATTCTGCATACATTCTCTCTTCGCCAGATTTAGTAGTAAAGTTTAAAGCAGAACCAAGAGCATCGACTGTTTCACCAACACCACTTGTAATAGCACCTGCAATATTTCTACCATTGAACCATGAAGAACTTTCTCTTTCTCTACCATAGCCCATATTGTAATCTTGGATGTCTTGAAGTTTTTTACTTCTAATACCTTGAAGTACATTTTCGCCATATAAAGCTCTTAGAGAATAATCATCTTTAGTAGCTACATCATTAGCAAATTCTGGGTCATCAAAAGCAGGTTCAGGAGATAGATAGTTAGCTAATCTTTCTTCTGGACTCTTACTTCTGATAGCTCTTTTCTTATCCATATCTGCTTGGATTTGAGTAGCTTGTTCCCCATTGTTAAGACGAGATTCAAACTCTGCTTGGTCAATCTGGTCTTGAGTATCCCCTAGCAAAGCTCTCTTTCTTTGAGTAGCTTCTGCAAGTGCATTAGCCTTACGAGCCATAGCACTAGATTGTTCAGGTGTTTCTGTAGCAATAGCTGTTCCTAAAGCACTAGAGGCAGCGTTAAAGCTGCCATCTGGGTCATAGGACATATCTTGTACGAACTGATGTTTAGCAGCGGAAATGCCATTGTAAACATCATTATTCGCAACTGCCTGATTTAGGTCAGCCATTGGTAAAGCAGTCTTGATAAACTGATTAGCCATATATTCCTCTTACTTACTTAGATTTTGGTTTTTCAATTTTAATTGGGTCAAACCCTAGGGCTCTAAGTTTAGCATTAAATTGATATAAAGTTGGAACTTTTTTCTTCTCTTCATCAGATAAAGCAGCAGTACCTTTAACATAAGCGTCATACTCTTTAGCAGTAATTTTCATACCACCAAATCGTTTAGCCAATTCTTTACGTTTAGTATCAGTAATAGATTCTTTTCCTAAAGTAATACTACCAAAACCCTTTAACTCATTCATATCTACTACTTTATCCAATTCAGTCATGGCTTCATTTAATTTACGAGCAACATTCTGATATCTACCTTCCTCTACATCATTAAGAGCACCTTTCTTCTTAACTTTTTCAACTACAGAAGTTGGAACAAAACTATTAGTTCTGAATTGCTCTTTTAAATCTGCTGCTTGAGCAAAGTCAAAGTTTCCTTCTTCACTTTTTTGGATAGCTGAAAGACGCTTGTAACTTTCTTTCATTTCTTTAATGTGCTTAGCATTACGAGATAGCTCAGTAGTAGCATCACTTAAATCTCCATAATCAGTAGCAATTAGATTACTGTCCTCTCTTTCATTGGATTTATAAGCTACGTACTTAAGTGTTTCTTGAGGTGTCAGTCCAGCTTTTTTAGCTTGAGTAAGAAGTTCATTGACTTGGTTTTTAGTACCAGAATCAGACCATGAAGCTTTTTCTCTCTTCAAATAACTAGATAGTACATTCCATGTGGTATCATTGTCATTTAAAGCTGGAGCTTTAGAATACAGGTCATTCAACTTAATATCTTCACCATCACCAGTAATAGCATCAATTAAAGTGGTTGAAGTTCCTTTTTTAGTGAACTGCTCTTTGATAGCATCTCTAGCCAAAGAATCATTTGTACCTTTCTGTTTAGCATAGTTAAGGATAATACTAGCTTTATCTGCATCTGAAAGGTTAGGGTCATCTAAACCAAGAGTACTAGCAATCTTCTGCATACCCGCATAATTAGCTCTTGCAGTATCGGCTTCAGCAGTTGTCTTAGCTCCACCAGTCATTAAGTCTCTTTCTTTACCCATTGCATTTTGGAACTCAATAAGAGCTTTAGTAGCACTAGCAGAATCTTTAACACTTCCTAGATTAATACCTGCTGCTCTAGCATTAGCATTAATCTGGTCATTAGCTAACGTATTAGAAGCATTAACCTCAGCTAATCCATTCTCAATATTTAAAGCTTGTTGTTGACTGGCTTGTTGAATGTCATTGTTAAGGTTATAACCAAACTTATCATTATTGGTTTGAGCTTCATATTCACTTGAAGGAACTTGGAGATTTAATGCAGTATTAATGGAATCAAGAACAGGAGATACTTGGATATTAGCTAATTTAGATTGAGCTGTACCAGTAGTTTTACCTTCTGCTTCTTTAGGAGATTCTTGTACTGCTGTTTGTGATTGAGCAGTTTGGTTCTGACCATTAGAAGCATTAGTACCTGAGACATCAGTATTTCCTAAACCAGAAATAGATCTAAGTTTTTGCATTTCAGCAATAACTTGGTTTCTCTGTTGTTGTACTGCAGCGAATTGGGGGTCATTAGAATCCATTACTTTAAGAGCAGAATCTAACTGAGCAATCTGTGCTTCTTTCTGAGAAATTAATGGATAGAATTCTGCTGTATATTTACGGTCAGCTTCATATCCTTTATTAGCCATAGATGTTAAATCATTAAAGGTAGCATTAGAAATGTTACCTCTGTTATCTGCAATTAGTTTCTGAGCTTGGGCATAGTTACCTGAAGCAATAGCTGCTTGAATAGCTTGAATACTTGCTTGACCTTGACTAGAAAAATCTTTATTAAGGTCATTAGCTTCTGCACGTTTAACAGTATCCTGTTGCCATGTTTTAGCTGCTTGGTTAATATCACCAAGATTGATACCATTGGGTCCAAATGCTCTATTTAAATAATTAGCATCTGCGTAACCATTACGTCTAAGAGCTTCTAATTCTTCTAGAGATTGAGCATTATTCATCTGATTAATTACATAATCAGCATTAGCTTTTCTAGCTTGTTCTTCAGCTTTTACTCTATTATTTTCAATAGTACCTAGAGCGTCAGCACCTAAGTTAAGTAAATCCTGAACTCTACCAATTTGTCTATCACCTGCATTAAGGTACATAGATAAAGCTTGGTTAGCTCCTGAGTCATTAACATTAGTCCATTTAATTTGAGCCATATTAACCTACCATCTTTCTATTAAATTGATTGTAAATAGCATTGGCTAATGTTCTGCTATCCACTTTATCTAAGTTTCCTCCAATAGCTTGTTTAGTATCTTTGGTTAAGTTATTCCAAATATTACTTCTAACTTTACTGGAGATTTCACCACCTTCTAAAGCACCAATGATTTGACGTAATCCACCTACACCTTGGTTATGAGCCAAGTAAGCAGTAGTGTCATTAATAGGTAAACCAAATTTCTTCATCTGGTTCACATAAGAACCCATTTGATGATTGAATACTTTACTTGCTAAGACATCATCTTGCATATCATCTAGCTTATAGTTAGTTTTATTTGCTCGGTTGTAGTCATCTAAGTATCCCTGACCAATTTGGTATTTTCCTTTATAATCTCTTTTATTAAGGAAAGGATCATCACCTTTTCTACCACCTGATTCAATATTCACTAATCTATCAACAAAAGTATTAGATAAACCAGAATCCCTTAATTGAGGGATTAAGGCAGCATTACCTAATGCAGTATTTGCAATAGTTGAAGATACTACATTAGAAGGAGATACTTGATACTGTACTTGAGCAGGAATTGCTGGTTGCACTGTATTACCTCTTAAATCGTCCATAGAGCGATTAAATTGATTTAGCCCACTTAAGTCTAAGGCTTGACGATTACGTGCGTCTATAGCGTCTTGGTGAGCTTGTAGAACACCATTCATTCTACTAATCTGATTTAGGGTAGAACCTACCCCAAAATCAGAATCGGAATAATCTGCTCCATTTTGAACTCTATTCCAATTAATTTGCATTAGTAATCCTCTTCTACTCTACGATTACGATAATCAACTCCTAGAGCTTGTTTAGCAGCAGAACTCATACCTACATAACCTCTACCTGAAGCTTGGTCTCTATATTGAGCATTCATTGCTTTAGCTTGGTTTCTGAAGTTAGCATGATTCAATGCTTTCTGTTCTTGGAATTGTTGTTGAGCTAATTTCATTTGCTTGTTACCTTGATACATACCCCATAGAGTACCTACACCTTGTAACGCTAACTGACCTAATTGGAAACCAGACATACCAGTACCTAGTACACCTTGGTTTGCTTGTTGTTGTTGCCAAGCATTTAAACCAGCATTCCATCTGTCATTTAATTGTTGACGTGTACCTTGCATAGCTAATTTATCACCACCACTAGCCATCCAGTTACTCATGAATTGTTGTTGGTCTGCTCCAAGGTTATTCATACCATACCAATTATTTAAGTTATTACGGTATGTATCATTAAGGGTAACATTAGTCTTGAAATTATCCCCTGTTAATCCCCATAGATTACCAATACCATTATCAGTAATTGTATTTGCTGTACCAATATTTGCTAATGCAGTCTGACCTACCCTGTTAACAGGTCTACCAAACTCATCTAAAACTTGGTTATTTGCGTAATAATAACCACCCATTAAACACCTCCTACGGTACTTGATTGATTTAATTTAGTTGAGAAATTTAAACTAGATACTGGGTCAAAAGTAGTAAGTTCTAGGCTTAATTTAGATTGTAAGAATCCAGTTAAATAATCCATACCACATAAACTATTGACATCCATTGTAGTTAAACTGTAGAAGGTGCTCGGATCTTGTGCTTTAATTCTCACATTAAGAGCCTTGAGTACTTCTTTTACATCATACTGTAATCCTGTTAATTTTTCACCTTCTTGTTTTTCCTCTAATTTACTCATAGCTGAATTATAAAGTTTCTGTTCTTGCTCCATTGCAGATTGTAGATTAGCCATATTCTGTTCTTGCATTTGACTTCCTAAAGCTGTACCACCCTCTATAATTAGAGTTTTTGCAATATCTTTATAAGTAATCTTAGCTACTTCCTGTCCTATGGTTTTTACTACGGTAGAAGCCATAGATTGAGTAGTAGTCTTAGCTACCTCTGTTGCTACTTGTTTAGAAGCTACTTCAGAAGCATAAGGCATAGCAGATTGGTTCATATCAAATCCACCTGCATAAGCAGCAATAACAGCTACAACTACAGCTACAATAAGAGCTAGAAATCCTTTTAAACCAAGTAACTTACTTAAGAGAGCAATACCTTTACTAACTGCAAGTGAAATCAATTGTGCAATAACAAGGTTAGATACTAAGTTTACCCAGAAAGCAGATGTTCCCATAGCAGTAGCAGTAGCAGATGCCCATGCAGCCAATGAACCACCTCCAGAAGGAGTAGCAAGGATAATAGCTACAATTAAACTGACTACTGTAACAATAGTTTTTATAAAACCTAAATTTTTACTATGAGTTTCTGTATGAGTCCATTGATGTTGCCAAATAGCTCTTCCAGCAAATCTAGTTAAATCTGCTCCTCCAAGTTTCATAGCACTTCGTAAATCCAGAGGAATAACAAAGAAATTTTGAACCTTATTAATGGTTTTATATCTTTTACCACCATGACTAATTTGAGTACTTACATCAATCTTATTAAGAGCAGTTTTCTCTACATACTTTAATTTATTACGTTCATACAACATACCTAGTTCATTGTAGGCAGAACTGTAAAGCCAACTAGCATTAAGATTTTGTTCCACATAGTTTTCATGGTTACCTCTAAATCCTCCTACTAAACCAGCTACAGCAATAACTTCAATAATATCTGCAGTAACTTGTTTACAGAAGAATGTATACCCAAAAGAAGATAGAGTAACTTGAGCTATAGTGTGTTTTTGACCTTCTTCCATTGTATGAATAACATCTGTTCTTTCAGGATCTCCCCCAATGTTATACTGTTTTCCTCCAGTTTCTGTAGTGAAGTATTTATCCTCTGCAAGTTCTCTAGGAGGGTTCAATAATCTATTAATAGTTTCTTCTGGACTATATAGTAAATCTTGGAAATGTTCTGGTACTAACCTACTTGAACCACTTCCTCCATCACTCATATTTTCAGTTCTAACCCATCTAGTTTGTTTAGAATACAAAGGGTCTAACTTACCTCTTCTAGTTTCTTGAATTCTATGAACTCTCTTAGTCTTTCTAATTACACCCTTCATTTTAAATTCTTTGATGTAGCAAAAAGATATTCTTCCATGAAGTTGTCCTGCATGGTAGTCAAATTCATATCTAGGTAAGTCTTCAGGATTGAATCCTTTATTCTTAGTAAAGTTAGCTTTAAGAGCAGCTTCAAATTTAGAGTAACCACCATCTCCTAATACCTTCATTAATTTTTTAAAGAAGATACGATTGTATTTTTCCATTACATCAAAATTAGTAGCTAATTTAGTTGCTGGTTGAAGGGAGTTAAAAAATATCTTATCTGAGGCTTCTTGGATAGAATTAGCAAGGGATATTTCTCTTGGGTCAGTACCTAAGTATTTACCCATTTGAATTAAGTGTCTCTTATCTCCAGATTTGTAATCCAGTTTATCCGTTACAGTTACATTTCTTTTATATTTACCACCTCGTTGAATTACTCTTTGAGCTTTTTTAATCTCAATATCTTTTTCTCTTTCTCTAGATTTTTTAGCTACAGCTCTATTAGCCTTAGGAGCATCTTCTTCTTTTCTGGTTTCGTCTTCTGGCTTATCTTTAGTTTTTTCATCAATAAGCTTGTAAGCATCTTTAAGTTTCTGTGCCTTAGAAGTGTCAAATACATCTGTCCAGTATTCTTTAACTGGTAAGTAAGGGAATAACTTAAATAGTCTTTTATCCCTTTCAGAATTAAAATTAACATCACCTAATTCTTTAACAGCTCTGGCTTTATTGTACATATCCCAAATAGCAGGATTTTCAGATTTAGTTGCATACAAGAATTTCTCTTCATCATATGTAACAGTATGTACTTCAGTCCAATAACGTACAGATACTCTTTTAGGAGTAGTTCCTATAATCTCTAATTTTTTATAAGTAATTACTTCTACTGGAGCTTGTAGAGTTTCTGGTTTAGGGGTGGAATCCACTACTTCAGAAATGTCATAAACAATCTTACCTTCACCATCAAATTCATCAGTAATCCAGTTAGATTGTTTATCTATTGTTAATATAGTACCTGCTACATATTCTGGTTTACGGAGATTCTCAAATACGTCAGAATCTTCTCTGTGAACCACTCTCTCTTCATCTTTCACTACAACAGTAGGACTAGTATTACTAATCCAATACGCTATGCCTACGCTCTTCTCAGGCTCATATACAGTAGTATCCAATACATAGAAAGGAGCTGAAGATGAAAATTGAGATACATCTTCTCTAGGATCTACTAATAGAATAGATTTATATCCAGAGCTATTTTCTGTACCTACAATCCAAGTATTGTACTTAGTACCTCTAATTTGAGTAGAAGCAGACGTTAAAGTATTAATAGCAACAGAGTTACCTCTAGAATCTGTATCATGGAAGTAATCTAATCCATACTTTTTCTGCATATCAGCTAGAAACTTAATTCCACCTAAAACAGGTACTCTATCTTCCTGTACAATGCGGTAAGGTCTAGTTCCTATAGAAGGGTCAAGAGCTTTTAACTCTTTCTCTGAGATAACTGTAAGTTCATAAGCAGATTGAAATACCTGTCTTAGAGACCATGTAACATTACGCTTTTTAAAACGTTTAGTAGCATATTGATAGAAATGGATTAAATCCATTCCTGCTCCAGTTCTAATTCCTTCTTCTACATCTTGAGCTACATTAGCCCCACCACTTCTAGCAACAGAAGCAGCTCCCATAGTAGCAATGGGGTCAGCAAGCCAACCCTCATTTAAATTAGATACTGACTGGGTATAGTAATATTGATACCTAGTAGTATGATAACCCATAGTAACCTCTACTTAGTTAGTACTTTAGCATTAGAAGGGTTTGGTGTATTTTCAGTACCATTCATCTCATCATCAGATAGATAATCACGATAGTTTTTAGGCATTTCAAATACATCATTAGGCATATTGAAGTATTTCTGTGCATACCAGTTAGTAGCTCTATCCAAGCCAAGAGCATTGAATGCAGATGGAGATAGAGTTGCCAAGTCAGCAGTTTTCTTCGTACTCCATCCAGATTGAAGAGCAGAATAGAATTTATTGTAACCATCTCTCTCAAATCCTACTGCTTGTGCTTTGTTTACATTGATTTGAGCACCTAGTACACCACCAATAGGTTTACCATCAATAGTATCTGAGTACTGAGCTTTAGCTACTTTTAACTGTTCAGTTAGAGTTGTAATGTTAGCGTAAGCAGTTGCTGTTTGAGCTTTAATAAGAGCTGCTTGCTCTTTCTCTTTAAGTAACTGTTGAGCTTGAAGTTTCAAGGTAGCTCTCATTTGAATTAATTGAGCATCTTTAAGTTTGATGTCTTTTAATGCACCTTGAGCTTGAGCATTGATTAACTTGGTTTGTTCTACAGTTTGTTCTGTTTGAGCCACTAACTGTTTGGTTTGTTGTTTAGACTGAGTTAGTTGTTCAGCTATTACTTGAGACTGGATTTGAGCCTGAGTAACTTGCTCTTGTTTAAGTTTTCTATCTAATTCAGCTTGAGCTAACTGTTCAACTGCTAATTTACGTTGTTGACAGATTAGAGAAGTCTGTTCTCTGATTTGGTCAGTCTGAGCAACAATTTGAGGGATACGATGTTTCTCTTGCTCAATTTGATATTCCAATAAATCCAGTTGTCTTAATTGAGCTTGTAATTGAGCATATGCTAGACGTACTTTAGTAGGCATCATAATAAGTTCAGCTTTAGCTAATAAAGCTTGAACATTTGCCTGCATCATCTGAGCTTTAATTAGATAGGATTGCCAAGTAGCCTGTTCTTTACTAAGAGCAAATTGAACCCCATGTTGCATCATTTGACCTAATGCTTCAGAGTAAATAGCCTTTGCGTCATCCTTAGTAAATAGTCTTTTCTCATTAATACCATATTCTATTTGGTTTAATGTAGCAGTACTTAACCAGTCAAAAATACCATGACCATGAGTTTCTCTGGTTGTAATAAGGGATTTATCTACAGGTTCTACTTTCTCTTTTGGTTCAGTATCTACGCCTAAAAGATCTTCCAATCTTTTAAGCATATCCTGCATTTCTTTACTTTCCTCTAATTTAGTTCTGTCAAACTCAGGTACAATTACTTTAGTCTCTGGTCTACAAGGAGATGATTGCTGAGTAGTTAGAGGAATAGTCATTGAAGTATCAAGACCTGTGTATCCATCTAAAGCTAAAGGTGCTACTAAAGTATTTAAAGTAGGATCTAAAGAATCTTGAGAAATGTAATTAGGAGTATTGTAGTCAGCTAACTGAGCAATAGTATCTGCTAGTTTACTTACCTCATCTGCTACTTTCTCATCTTTAGGAGTTACTAGAACACCATTCTCATAAGTAAGTTCTTTAGTTAAATCTTTAACAGATTGAGGTACATCAATATTAGGTACTACTACTGTCTGATGTTTAATAGGTTTATCTAGACCTACATTTACGTTGTTAGCAGTATTATCCAATACTTCTTCATGTTTTGAAGTAATAGCTCCAGCCAAACCAATATGAATACCTTGGTCATCATATGCATTAACATTTGTAGCTACTTCTAATTCAACATAAGAAGTCTCATCTGTAATAGGTTTTTCGTTAACTGGGGAAAAGGATTTGTACCCTGCTCCAGATGTTTTGTATTTATCAGTTGGCTGTGCCATATTAATCTCCAATAAAAAATCCAGTACTTAATACTGGACTTTGTTGTTATGCTAGTGTACTACCTGAAGTTTCATCTGCATCCATCTGTCCAGTACCTTGAGCAGCTTGGAGAGATGCTAATTCCTTAAGTTCTTCTTCCGTTAATGGAGGGAGTTCAATAATCTGGAATTTAGGAACAAACTTCTTAGCCTCTGGTTTATTTAAGTTTGCTTTTAGTTGATTATGTAATGCAGTTGGCATTACAGTGTAATTCAGTGTTTTTAGATGGTCTAAAATCCATCTTTCTGCATGCCATGGTGTTTCAATGAATGGAATAAATTTACGAGTAATCCCAATAAAGTCATTACCTACTGTAACGTACATACCAGTGGCAGATTGTAGAGAAGGGTCTCTTACAATGATTTGATAACGTACTAATTTAAGAGCTTCATCTGCAGCAACCATAGTTGCTAAGTCTCTTTTAGACGCTAATTTAGGAGCTCTAACTGCAGCATTAGCTTTATCATTAGAAGCCATTTTCTCTAAGACTAAAGTCTTAAGTTTATCCGTAGTAATGTTATTCGGATATGTAACACCAATTAGTGCTGCTTTTTCTTTCCAGTACTCACGAGTGTTTTCATCTTGCATCTCGGGAGTTACTACTTCATTTGTTAATTCAATACTCATTTTAATTTTCCTTTGTTATTAAGACCTCCCCTACTGGAGAGGTCTTTAGTGAACTGTTAATTAATTCCAATTATTACATTGGAGCAACTGTTTTAATGATACCAATACGTTCTGGACGTTGTACCAATAAACCATACCACCATTGGATAGATACGAAACCAATTTTACCGTATGGGTCGATTAATGACGCAGTAGCTTCACCCGGTTTCTTAGCAATGATTTGGAAGTTGTTATTAACACCATTTGAACCATTGAAAGAAATAGTTGAGAACGCATCATCTCCTAAACAGATTAATGGGAAGATATCGTATTTACCGTTAGATGCAGATAAACCGAATTGTGGGTCTGCTGCTGCACCTTCACCTCTCCATGCTAACATTTTGTCAACTTGAACGATACGGAATTTACCAATGATACCTACTTCATCTTCCATGATTGTACCAGAAGCTGCTTTGTATTGGTGTACTGGAATGAATGCAGGATTACCGTGTTGGTCTTGCATAGCTTCCAATAAAGCAACAACTTCAGAACCACAGAATAAAGTACGGTAAGTAGTTGCTGTGCGAGTATCTACATTAGTAGAACCAGCAATATACTTAGTATGACGTGGAGTTTGGTTGTCATCTAATGCACGAGATAAACGAGATAATGCACCTAAAGTAAGTACAGAAGTCTCATCCATAGTAGCATGGTTAGTTGCATTACCAGCATAGATTACTGTACCTGCTGAGTTTAATAAGTCAGCTTGTAAACAGTCTTCAGTGATTTGTTCAGCAGCTTCTAACGCTCTACGGTACATAGATTGGTAAAGGTTAGCATCTGAATCAAACTGGATTGCATCGTCTGAGTATTCATAGAAAATACCAAAACGGTTAAAGGTAGATTCAGTTTCTGAACGTGAGAAACCGATACGGTTTACACGACCACCAATTTCAGTTAAGTACGGTAATGCACCTTGGATACGACCGATATCTCGGCTAGAACCATATAAGTTACCGTTACGGATTTGTACACCACGAGCATCAATACCTTGGTCATTGATGTTACGATCATCTAAAACTGGGTATTCAATCGTTTGTTTGATTTTTTGACCCATGTTTTTAGGCATAGAAATACTAGATGCCATACGAGAGAATTTACGCTTTGGAGCGGTATCTCGTAAAACCTTTTTTAAGTAGAAAGCTTTTTCTAATTGTTGACGTCCAACAGAAGATTCTACTGGTTCACCACGTAAACCTTGTGGATCATTGTATAAGTTACCACGTGGATTGATTGTTGCAATGTTATGAGTAGAGGTGATTTGACCACCTTGCATTGCTGGGATTGGATTTAATTCACTCATTTAATTTACCTTAACTATTTAAAACGGATATTGTTCTTTCTGACAAAAGAATCAAAATCAGTAAACTTAGACAATTCAGTATCATCCATTTGAGCTAACTGATTTAAGTCATAGACACCAGTTGGATTAATAGAAGTAGATACTGTATTTGGAATACCTGCTTGATACTTGCCAGACTGTTGGATATTTTGAGGTTGTTGAACATTATTACCAACTACCTGTCTATTAGGGTTATAAGAGCCACCCCAATGGCTAGGTTTAGTATACTTATCTTCTGTATTCAGTAATTGGGTAGCTACAGTATTGTATGCTTCAATCATTGATACACTAGAAGGAATCTTACCTAATGCTTGTTCTCTTTGAATGATAGCCATAGTATCTTGGAATAGACCACTCTGGACTTGTTCAGACAAGGTATTAATTAGGTTTGGATTGTCATAAACCATTTCTTTAGATTTATCATCCCAACCTTTAAGATTAGTTAAGACAGTTCTACCATATTCATTTTCATTAGCCTCATCTACTGCTTCATTAAATTCCACAGATTTAGCATCCATAATATGATTAGGGGCTTGATAAGGAGTTGCTTCAACGTCTGGTAGACTATAAGTATCTACACCTGATTCTTTGATAAGTTGTGCAATAGCTTCTGGCTTATGATTCATAAGGTCGATAGCAAAGCTTAACTTATCACTATCCAATAGACCATTCTGTTCTAAAGATTTTAATGCTCCTAAATGTGGTCGAATTTTTCCCAACTTCTTCTGATAATTCATACCCATTTGCATCAATCTGCGAATGTCTTTTGGGTCATCTACTTGTACGTCTGCATTATTCGCTCTAAATGGGCTTGTAAGGAACTTTTGGAATTCCTCTGCAGACATACTAGTAGGTTGTTCAATCTGCTCGTTAGGAGTGGATTCAGGAGCTTCCTGAGTACCCTCTGTAGGAGTTTCTTGAACTGGTTGTTGTTCTGGAACGATTTCTTGTTGAGGTTGTTCCTGTACCTGATTCTGTTCTTGTGGAACTACTGGAGCTTCTTCATTTTGTAATTGAGCTTCAATAGCACCTTGATGTTTCTCAAAGTCTTCATCTGACATTGAACCAAGATCTTCAACAGATAGATTTCTAACATCTAATTCGCTCATTATTCTACTCCATAGAAGTCCTTAAGTTCTTGTACTGTAGCTTCAGTAAAAGGTCTAGATTTAGCACCTTCATTTAATACTTCAGTAATGTAATTATGGAAATAACCAATAGCATGTACATCACGAGTAAGTTTAGCTACATGGTTTTCTGGTAGAGCATGAGATAATTGAATAGCCAATACCTTAGGCATTGACTCTAAGAATCCCTGTTGAATTACTAGTTTAAAGTCTGGATTATCTAACAGACGTTTAAGAGCATCAGCTTTATCCACATTTTCTTTGTGAATTTTAAGCTCTGCCTCCATACGTTCTCTTGAATCCATTAATTCAGTAGTAGTCATTATTTGCTGTCCTCTGACTAGATTTCATTATTAACGGTATGACCATCACCTTTGATGTAATTGCCTAATCCGTCTGCTTTAAATAACCCACTAGGTAATGCACCTAATTCTGGGTTTGGTAATGGTTTAAAGTTTCTTTGAGGAGAAACCTTAGAACCAGATTTCTTTGGTTTATCTTTACTATCAGCTTTACTGTCAGCTACTTCTTTTTTAGTGTCATTATCCATTTTAGCTTTAGCCAATGAATTACGTCCTTTAAGAGTTTCTGTAGCAATCTTACCTTCATTCTGAGCTCTTGCTTGAGCTTCAACAATTTCTTTCTGACGAGCATGTTTAACACCTTCTTGTTGTTCCATGAAGTCAAGATTTTTAAGGTCAGTATCTGCTTGAGTATTTCCAATTTGTGCTTGGATATAATCACTTCTAGCTTTGTAGTATGCTGCTTCTTCCTGTTCTTTCTGTAGTTTAGCTTTAGCTAATTCTACCTCTAATTGAGCCAATTCTTGTTGAATAGGGTCAGGTTGAGGTTCATATTTCTGAAGAGCAGATACAAATGTATCCAAGTTATATAATTGTCCTAATTCAAGAAGCATTAATTTCTGCATACCCCAATCAGCATTAGGACCCATAGTTTGGAATAGGAATCCTAATTGTTGAGCTTTACCTTCAGCTTCACTGTTTGACTTAATTCGGACTTGTAAGAAAAAATTACCTTGTAAATCTTCTTTTTTAATTTTTACAAATTCGGTTTGTGTTATAGCAAAAACTTCTTCTTCATTCAACCATTCTGTATTCATTTTAAGGATTTTAGCACCAATTTCCTCTAAACCCTTAGCAATTCTGAAGATAATATCCCCTTCTCTTTGGTTCATAGCAGAAATTGCTTGGCTCATACCAGCAACTACTTGACCATAGGCATTACCATCTAAACCACCTTGGAAAGATTTAATACCTGTTGCTGCTTCTGCTTCTGCATACTGTTGTTGCATTAACATCATAGCAGTCTGAGATACTTCATTAGCAGTGTGCATATAGATAGCTTCTGCTGGATGTGATCCATTAGGATTGTATTCGTAATCCTCACCTTCTCTAAATTTCTTATAGTTAGTTGGATCTAAATATCCTTTAGGAGTTGCTGTCTGTCCATTAGCACTTCTAGCATTAATATCAATTACTGAACGTACTAATGCAGTAAGAATCTTCTGATTATCTTCCACTAATTCAGCATCTGGTTCACCATATACTGAATTCTTAATTGGCATATATGGAATAATAACAAATGGTAAACCGCCATCAGGGAATGGATTACGTTCCATTTTAATGATGAAACCATTACAGATAGTGGCAGTAAATGACTGTACAATACCTGTACCATCAATATCCCAATAACCCCAATACTCTAATACTTGAAGTTTTTGTCTTGGTTTATCATTAAAGGTAAATTGTTTACCATCCGCATAATCCTCCAGAATCGCATTATAAACGTCTGTTGGCATATTAGCAGGGGTAATACCACCTTCTTCAATTACACCGTCTCTACGCTCCAAATATTCAAGATTTTTATAGGTATCTGGGAACTTCTGATTAAATGCTTTAAGAGTAGATAAGTCAGTTTGGTATTTATAGATTGCAAATCTAGCTTTACTAAAATCTCCATCACATGATGGGTCAATAATTAAATCCTGAGTATTAATTACTTTAACACTTGGTTTATTCTTAGTATCTACAATCTCTGAAATAGTTTGGGTCTGTCCTGTATTGACAGCTACTACTGGCATTCCATATTGTGAACTTGCTCTAATAGATTCTTGTAAGTCAGAATCAAATGATTGGAATACCTGAGTTTCATCTGAAGATTCTACACCTGTTTGTTCTTGTTCTTGGCTAATTTGTTGCATAGCTCCCATAATCATTTGAGCTTGCATCATATCTGCTTGAACATATTCATATACTGGTACTTCAAATTCTTTTCTTTGTTGTTCTACTTCCCAACCAATACGTACAATAGCTGTACCTTCATTAACCATTGCTCTAGTTAAATCATTTACAAATTTTACTTTATTAATAAGATTATTGAATTGGTAGTTAAGAACTAAACCATTCTGAATACTTGCATTCAAATGGTCTGGAGATGTTGCTGATACTTGGAATAGGTTCTTTTCATTTAAAATAGATGAAGCTAAGGAGCTATATCTCCACTCAGCTAATCTACGTACCATCTTAGGTACAATACCTGAACGACCTTTTTTAAGTCTATTTGTATCAGTCTTTGCATTTAAAGTTTCTAACCACTTAGCTACTCTACTAATATGGTTAGAATGGAATGAGGCTGCTTGTCGATAATCCTCAAGTAGGTCTTGAGGTGTAGGCTCTTGTTTCCAATCTGTTAGTTTCTTATGACCTGTTCCAAGTACTTTTTCAGATAGCTGGTCTAAGTCCTCTTGTGTAATTGGATTGGAAGATTTAATTGAAGTATTTAATTGTACTTGTTGCATAAGTTACCTTAGGGATATAGCCCTATTGCTAGGGCTATTATATTACATTAAATGGTCCGTAGGTCCTAAAAGAAGAGGTTCCGCCTCATTTACTTTAGGTTCTACGACTGGGTCTGTTACAGTTCCCCTGTCGCTACTTCCGCTACTTTTTTTTTAGGTTTAGCAGTTTTACCATCATCAGTTGCTTCTTCAGCTTTTGCTTCTTTAGCGTTAACTGCTTCTGGTTGTTTAACCTCACCTAAGTCTTCGATGTCATGAGTAACTTTAGCTACTTCTGCTGGTTCAGACCAGAAGGTATCTACTACAGTAGTACCATGAGCATGAGTAGATTTAGCATGAACCACTTCTGCACCTTCAGGGATAGCGTCAAGAACTTCTGTACGACCATCACAAGGGTTAAAGTCAACAACTTTGTATTTGCCATCTTTAACTGTAGGAGTGATTTCTTTCACTACATCTTTCACTACTAAAGTAGGAGCTACTGGAACTACTAACTTAGCAGTAGGACAAACTCTATTTACTGGTACTGGCATAGCAGCAACATCAGCATAGGTTTTACCTTTTAACGGATTTTCTCCACCGTCTACATGACATTTAGGGGTGCAAGGAGCACACTTGTCAGCAGGCGTTAAATCGTTGGCTCTGTGGAGGCGAACCATTTCTTCATAACTTAATGCACCGTGCATATTAATTTTCTCCAAATTAAATTGACTTAAATTTAAGCCATTAACTAGTATATACAATTATTTGATGATTTCAAAGTGAGGGGCATCAATAAATACTTTGTTACCCACCATTCTTCGAGCATCACTGTAATCCTTCACCATTCGCATAGGAGAACGTTTATCTCCATTTAGCTTAGCCCAACATCCACCCCAACGAATATTTACTCCTAGAGCTTCTGCTGCTTGTTGCATTGCTAATGCAATAGGATAGAAGGCATTTAGTTCCCAGTTCACAGGGTAAGGTACTAAGTCTACTGCATGAACAAAACCATCTTCTTGAACCAAGTGTTTTGAATTCATGGTTTGACTTACACCTTTTTTCACATTGGCTTGTTGTTGAGCCACTGTGCGTTCACCCTCTGTAACTGAGAAGTCTGTAGTAGATAGCTCAATGGCTTTCTTTACTACTGCAACTAAATCAGGATGAACTTTTGTTAAACGACTTAGAGATTTATCACTCAATTTAAAACTCATTTGAATTTTTTCCTTAGAAATTTCTTGGTTAATTCAGGAGCCAGATCGGAGATAACCTCTAAGATATTAGTTCCAATCATAGCTCCAGTTAAAGCAATTAAACCAAGATAACCTGTTTCAATGGTACTTTTGTATGCAAGACCAATCGAAATACCACAGTACACACCAATCAGAAAATTTATTAATCTTTGTTTAAAGTTATACTTATCGTCACCCAGTGAGGATTTTATAGAGCCAAGCAAACTACCAAACACGACCATAATAATCGGTTGATGTTCAACGAGAAACTCCATAATTCACCTTCTTTTCTTGTTTGACGAATAAAGCACCACCTAAGAACCAGAAGCCTAAGTATGTAGATACAATAACCATAGGATTCAATGGTGGGTAAATAGTTACGTATTTGTAAGCCACAATGAATTCAATCAATGCTCCTAGTAGTAAAGACAGGTATTTGTATAAATCTCTATTTTTACAGTAATGTTCTGGGATTAAGCTTACAAAACTTGAGAGGATACAAGCCAATAGTAACCAAACTAACTTAGTAACACGTGGTTCAAAAGTATTAGGTAAATCCACCTCAATGATTCCAAAGATATGGCTCACACAAAGCATGAACCATATAGAATGGAACCCTAAGTTATAGATACGTACATTGCGTGTATCAGCTCCGTATAAACATTTTAGAATTCCCATAAGTTACCCCTTACTAAGCATTCCCATCCACATAAGGTTCAAATGAAATAACTAATTTAAAGTTAAAACTTTCAACTGTAATAGGAGCTAAAGTCCATTTTTCTGATTTAAACGAATGACTGGTGTATTCTGGAATAGCAGAACGATTAACAGAAATCATCGAATAGCTTGTAAGTGATGTTTGGTCGATAGGTGCATCACCTGTGATTACTTGCTCATCAGTGGTTGTAAGCTCGTAATGCATAGTAATAGCACTTGCATCTAATTCAGATACAGCTCTACGGAATTCATCTAAAAGTTTTGAGCTAGTATGAAATTCGCTTGGAAGAGTTCCAGTGGTACGACTAGAACTTAACTCAGCATTGATATAATAAGCATCGTTTCCTAATTCAGCTTTACCTGTACCTTCTGTATATTTCAATGTAGGGTACGCTACTTGAATTTCAGTAGGTTTAACTACTGGATGACCTTCAGATTCTGCATAACGTTTCTTAGTAGTCACTGTAAACGTTTTACCTGTATTAGCTTCATTGAAAGCTTTAGCAGTTACATAGTTCGCTTTGTTTAGAACTATATTGTAATCATTATCCAACTCACCGTTAGACACAATATACCCATCAATAGCAGATGTAAAAGCTATGTTCTTAAAATTAATAGCAATGCTGGAATCACCCACTACTGCTTCTGTAGTAATAGGTTCTACAAAACTCTCATTCACTGGTGCTGAACGAGGTTTCTTTTCTTTCTTAAATGCGTCTGTTAAAAACTGAGTAGCTTTATGACGGAACTTAGCAAAGACCGATTCTACATAGTAATCATCGTCTTCTTTAGGTTCTACGTAATCAGTAACTACTTCAAACTCATCCGCAGTATTTTCTACATCAATAACTGCTGTTAATTTACCATTAATATTTTTAATGGTTACATTATCAATATCAGCACCAAATATAATTTGTTCTGCCATATTAATCTCCTAAAATTTTATTAAAACTAATCCAGTATCACACCCATAACGAATTACCATTATAAGTGGTCAACTAGCTTCTGTACTTCTACTTTACTTGGTGCAACCTGTTTACTAAAGAAGAAATCTTCAATAGTGAAAGGTTGTACTGAGTATTCAGCTTTCTCAATTAAATACCATTCCAATGAAGGTCCAAAGTCTTTAGCTGACAGTCTATTGCTAGTAGATTTTTTTGTACCTTCGTATTCACGACCATTAATATCTCTGAACTTATATGAGTAAGTTTTTTCAACTTTTTCTGATGCAGTTAGTTCTTCTCTAGAAGAATCTAAATATACATCTCCACTATAAGATTCAACGTATAATTGCATAGTTGAAGTACTTTCATCATACGGAATTGCTGGATATGGTAATTCAAATGTAGTTGCTAAGATTTTTGGTTTACCCTCAACAGTATCAGCAAAATACTCATCTGTGGTAACCATTAATTTCTCATTAGCAAGAGCAGCATTAGCTTCTTTGGCATTTGCATACTGAGCAAAGATACCTGTTTTATCAGTATAGTTACCAGCATTTTGTGTTGGAACCAAAAGAGATTTTCCAGAAATTGCACTGGTTAAACTAAATGCCCATTGGTTATCTTCCACACTTTTAAAGAATACTGCGGTAGATTCAGGTGTAAGCTCTTCATTACGAGGTGCTGCACGTTCTTTCATCTTACCGATTTCTGCTTGCCATACTGCACCAGATTCTACATGTTTGAGGTATTTAGTTTTCCCTTCGTAGTAGTGGGTATCAGTACTGGTTTTATTAAAGCTATCTAAAACTTCAATCTCAGCACTAGGTGCACCTACTTTTTTACCATCTGTGGTATCAACTTGTTTAACTGTTTTGTTATCCAAGTCTTCCCGAAAAATAATTACTACTGCCATAATTAATCTCCAAAAAATCCAATTAAATCTACGGAATACACACGCCCTGCTTTAAGACCTTTTCCATAGATATTTTTATTGTTACTGTTGTACCAGACTTTACCTCCGTCCCAAGTTTGTAAACTTGCTCCATCAAGGTTATTAGGTGCATCTTCAGGTAACTTAAAGATTACTGAACCATCAGGGATATCTTTTAATACCTTAAACTCAAGATGAGTTTTGCCTACACCATCTAGTACAGATAACATTCTGAATTGGGGGTCTAGATAAGCCCGTGGATTTTCAGTAGTTATAAATTCTTTACCTAAAGCAAATTCTGGCATATACCAGTTATAAGCTTTAAGCACATGAACCTTACCATCTTTCACTGTAAAACCAGAAGGGTCAAACTCTGAAATTTCTACTACTTTCATCTATACTCCAAAGGGGGATTGCTCCCCCATATTAGATTATTTAGCAAGTAAGTAACCTTTAGTATCACCTGCCAAGTTTTGTACTTCTTCACCTTTAAGCATTTCAATAAGAGCTGCTTTCGCTTCTGGTGATTTAAGTAATTCAACAAATGTAGTTTTGAAATCAGGTAATGCTTTGATTTCAGTCCAGTATTCAGTCGCTGATTTAGGTGCATCTACAAACTTAGCTAAGTCTGCTTCAAGAATATCACCATTAGATAACGTTAATTTTAATTTGTTATCTTCAGTTAATTCAGCATTTTGTAATTTCACATCAATAGCCTGAGCTGGTAAAGGTAATTCCACAACAGTGTCATCTGATTTGGTAATTTTAACTTTACCATCAACGATTTCTACATTAGTAATTACAACTTTGGCTTCAGGTAAAGTAACTTCACCTTTTAAACCATTTTCAGTACGGGTAAATTGTACGTTACCTGAGTTATCTGGTTTAACTTCAAGTACGTTATTTACTACTTCTGTTGTTTTGCCAACTTCAGGTTTTTCAAAAAATTGAATAGCTGCCATTTTATATTTTCCTATTTTAAGGGTTGTGAAAATGTAGCCCCGAAGGGCTACTGTTTATTTACAGTCTGTCATCTGGATGAACTGTTTCTGGAGTGCTCTCTACAGTGTTTACATCTGCAGGGTAAGCTTTAAAGCGTACAGTGCCAGCCCAGTTTTGAACATCTATTAACTCATCCTTACGGACAAACTTAGTGGTATCAACTTTGTCACCAGCAGGCGCATCTTCAAGAGCTTTAATGCGAGCTTCTAATGCAGATGGGTCAAAGACAGTGTCCTTATCTTCTTTGTTTTGAAGAGCTTCAATTAGATTACGGATAGCAGTATCATCATATACTGTATCTTTATCTTCCTTGCCTTCAAGAGCTGCGATACGACCAATTAAAGATTCAGGGTCAAAGATTGTATCTTTGTCTTCTTTCTCAGCTAGTTTAGCTAGTTTCTCTTGGAGATCCTTAACTGCTTTATCTAACTCAGCTACATTAGCCTTATCCATTTCGTCTTTGGCTGTACTTACTGATTTATCTAATACAGATAAAGGAGCTTTCAAGAATGTACAGTCATCCAGAATAACGAATACCTCATCACCAACTACCGTAATATGTTGCACATTAAAATCATGACAACATGGTTTAGGTGGTACAGGAGTAGGTACAGGTTGTACATCTGGTTTCTGTTCTTCTTTTTTACTATCTTCTGGTTTTTTGTTTTCTTCAGGATCTACTGGAGTAACTGAAGGGCAGCAACCATAGAATAGTTTAGTATTACATTTAGCCATTCTTCCTACCTATTTTTGTTTAATTCTACGTACAATTAAACCAACAACACCTAAACCAGTAATGAACCAATGTTTCCACTGTTCAGGTAATAAGTCAGCTACCGCTTGTACATTTGCATCAAGTACAGGGGTAACAGCAACACCTGCTAATACCCAAGTACTCCATGAACGTACATAATCTTTAAACTTGATTAATTCCATACGTCACCTAGTTATTAATTTCAAATGATTTAGGATTGCGATACCAAGTTTCACCATAAGCGATTGCTCTACGTAAAGGTGTTGCACGAGGAGCTGTCCAAGCTGGATTTGGAACATCAAATCTTACTTTAGAACCTTCTACATTATTTGACACATTGGTACGTCCATATTGACCTTTTGGTAAGAAATAGTTATTCACACCTCTAGGGTTATACTGGTTAGGTAAATCAAATTTCGTTGTAGTTGTTGCTGAATAACGTCCAGCTAACTCACGTGGAATATATGGAACATTGTTAGGTAAATCAGTGATTCGTTGTGAGTATTCACTATAAATCCAATGATTTGAAATAATTAAATTATAGTCTTTACCTTCAATACTAATTGCTGGATATAAAACATTACCAAATAAGAATGGATACCCACGTTTTTCATCAAAATGGTCTAACTGATATTGGTAAACCAATTTACCTGCCGTAAATTCTTTATCTTTAACAGCATCTAAGAAAAGTTGACGTTTATGAGCTTCATCAGTTGTATCATCTTTGTAATACCATAACACTTGATAATTTTCTGATGGGTTACCAGAAGTACCTCGAATAGTATAAGTATTTGTCACATCATCATAGAAACCATAATGCGTACGCCCCGTTACAGATGTTTTAGTACTATCGTAAGCTAAAGTATTATGGTCAAAGTCTCTTAAAAGATTTGATTCAACCATACTAATTGCGAATTCACCGGAAGGGAAATTACGCCATTCATCTAAAATAGCATTAGATGGGACATCTGGACTTGGTTCTGGAGCTGGAGTAGAGTCTTTACAGCAAATATCTAAACGAGCTTTTAATTTAGCAAGTTCATCTTGTAAGGAAGCAATACCTTGTGCATTACCTTGTACTTTATTAGTCAAGTCTTGTACTTGAGAATTTAAAGCTTGAAGTAATTTACCTTGTAATGGTAAAGCAGTTACACGTTGCCATTTAGTCCAAGTACCTGCATAGAATACATTACTGTTAATATCTTGTTCAAATTCATTAAGATGACCTGTATTACTCATACCAGCAGAATATGCACGGGTGTACATAGCTACTTTAGTAGTACCTTCTTCATTACTTGGGTATTCATCTACAACTACTTGAATAACTTCAGTAGGACTTGCAAATTGATAACCAGTAAAGTCAGCATTGTGGTCTTTATACTCAGCATGAGTATTAGCTGCATCAACTTCTTCTTTAGTACCAACTAAACCATCAGTCATTGCACTTGGAAAACCAACAGTAAACTTATCGCCTTCACCATGACGGTTAATCTTACCGTAGAATGTAGTTAAACCTAATTTACGTAATGCTGGAGTATCAGCAAGAGTATTTAAGTTTTTATTAGTTACATCTTGGATTTGTGGTTTAAGGAATAACTCGTTATTACCATTGAAACCAAAGTCAGCTTCAGCAACTTTTAAAGTTAAAGGATTAACTTTAGTACCATTACCAGATACACCTTGACCTACAAATACTTCAGCACCATCTTCTTTAAGCTTTTGGAATTTTGCATCTGTTGCTTTAGTAACTTCTACTGCTTTAGCATCAGTATGTTCATTAGCTTCTTTAACTGCTTCAGTTTTTGCTGTATTGATAGGAGTATCAATATTCTCAGTTTTCCATGTACCGTCTAAACCTACTTTACCGTCTTCACCTACTGATAAAGAATTACCATCAATAAAGTCAGAAGGTTTAACTTTAAGTTCACCTTCAGGAGTAACTGATAAACCAGAACCATCTTTGATAGCTTGTTTAAGAATTACTTTACGGATCTGCTCAATAGCTACTGGGAACTTAGTACCTTTCTCAGAAGTAATTACAAGAGATTCAACACCTTCTACAGTCTCAACTTTAAATGAGCCAATAGTTTCAAGGTCTTTAATCATCTTAATGATATTTACATCTGCTTCTTTTAATTTATCAATGCACTCAGAGAATTCACATGAATCTACTAAATAACACCAACCCATATCTTTAGATGGGTAATGAGGATAACCTACTTCTTCCATAGTAGTCTGGCAACAGTTACAAGGATCTGGAGCAGATTCTTTAGTTACTACTGAAGCTTCAATAGCTTGTTTAGCAATCCAAATTTTACCATCATGAGATACAACAGCACCTGCTGGATAATTCTCAAAAGCAGAAAACTCTGGTACACCTCTTTCATAAATGTGACTAATTAATGAAGTAACATACCAAAACATATTTGATACATCATTAAAACTCACATCACCTTTAATAGCTTCAAAACCAGCTTCAATATCACCATCAGCATATGCTTGGATATCTGTTTGGTTCAATAATGGTTTACGGCTACCAATAGGATTTTTTAAATATGCAGTACTCTTGTTTTTAGCAGCGAATACTTTTGCATTTTTTACACGTTTAGTCATATAACCTCTTAGAACGCTCTAATTACACGTTTATGGGTATAAGAAACATTAGATGCACCTTTACCCCTAGCTTTAATTAAAAGTCTTACAGCAAGTGATTTAGGAGCCATATTACCTACTCCATTACCTACACTAACCATACTTACTTCATTTAACCCATAATTATCAGTTTTGTGGGCTACTAGTACATATGGAGTTTTAAGGGTAGATTCTTTTACATCACCAACAATAGAACTCTTTAAAACATTACTTGCCAATGGCCTACTCATACCCATAGGATTAAGAGTGTTAGACTCATCAACTACAACAGGTAAGGCATCAAAAGATCCACTAGTAACTGCATCAGCAAAAGTTCCTGTTAAACCAGTAGTAAAGAAATACCCTTGTAAATCAGGGAATGTATTAGCTTCTAGTGCAGCTAACCACATAGATTGAGATTCCATTGGTAAAGCTACCGCCATACTCTTCAATACTTGTTTTAATTCTGGATACTTAGTTAAAGCACCTACTCTACTAGTAACTTCTACCCAGCCATCTGGGATAGTCGACATAGAAGAGAAAGAGTAAACCAAGCTTCCAATAGGTAAGCTATCGTTGCTGCCGTTATTAGTAATTTCACTAAATACATCTGTACCTAATACCTTAAATAATTCAGGGTAAACCAATCTATTAAATGACTCCCCTTCAACATAAGGGATAAACCCATCCATTTCTTGATTTACAGGAACAGTAAGAATAGTACCAATAGGGAAAGGACTTTGAGGTTTCTCTTGTTCTTTACCTACTTGAGTCCATGCGTAGGATTGAGATGGATGTTTAATATTGTTATCTTTTTTAGAGATATACAAATGACCATCATAAACCACTACATCATTTTCTTTGTATACTACACCTACTGTAAATTCACTGAATCTAGCTGCTGCTTTTGGTTCGCATGAAATTCCACAACTCATACTCTACAACCTCCTGCAGGTTTCTTAGGAATAACTGGAACAACTTCTGAAAGTCTCTTACGATTGACACTTTCATCATTGCCATAGGATTCCGATTCTTGAATTGCCTTTTTAGCAATTTCTAATGCTTGTTCAGATTTTACATATACGTACGTCAACACTGCATCACTAGCCTGTAAATGAACCAGTAAATTAATACTGTCTTCATTACGTTCAATGATATTCTGAACTAATAAGAGTCTTTCTTCGATTCTTTGTTCAATCTCACTCATCTCTTCCAGTTTTTTATCTACCTTTTGGTCGTAGACTGCTTGTTGGATTGTGGCAATACCTTTAGCCACTTCCGCATCAAATAAACCAGATAGTTTCTGTTGAAGGTGTTCTGTTTTTGAAAGAATAGACTTACCTTCTGAAATCAAGCAATCAATCTCTTCTTTATTAATTGAAGCTTTATCATTGAACTCTTCTAATTGGGAGGTAAATGCTTGAATTCTTGGTGCTAAATCAGCAACCAAAGGTAAACTCTTATTTAATGTGAGAATGTCGTTCAGAGACTTAGACACCATTTCAATCTCACCTAGGTAAGGTTGAATTACAGATAAAGAAGCAGCAGCATTACTATTTTCTGCTAACGTTCCCATCTTAGAATATAAGTCATACAACCATCTCATATTGTCATGTACATGACGTACAACATCAAAACCTGATTGTCCTAACTGAGCTTCACACATACGATGGGTATTGTGTACTCCAGAAGGTCTATAATCATAAATAGGAAGCATTAAAGCCATTCTCCTAAAATAGGTTTGATATTAACCCCAGTAGTAGTTTTATAACCTACTCCCTGAGCCTTAAGGTCTTCAATTAAGGTTCTAAATTTACCGTAATAGAAGTTACCTAGTTGAGCTTCATTACCTCCCATAGACTGATACACTAGGGATGCCACATATGCCTGCAATGCTCCATTGTATGAAGTTGGAAGTTGAATGGTTAGCTTGCTGTCTAGTGGTTCATTTAATGGAATTCTAGGGTGTTTAGCTCGATACATTACAGTAAGATATTTACTATAATGCGTACCATCTGAAGTCTGGATACAGTTATACTCTGGTGTAGTTACACCATAAGGACTGTAGTCATCATTCAGAGGAATTCTTTGACCCCTGTAGTCAAACACTTCTTGAATAGCTAGTACATCATCTTGAAATGGTTCAAACTCAGTATCCATAATATAGGGTTGAGGATGATGTCCACTCACAGAATAATGACTATCTAAATAGTATCGGTTAATACCATCTCGAAGTTGAATAGTGACTTGGGAATCTTTGATTGGAAAAATAGAATAGAGGTAATCCAAAGCTTGATTAAGAGCTTGGATTACTACTGGAATATGTTTTTGGATAATTTGGTATCCACCCATTTCAACAACAGTGGAACCTTGTAAATCGCCTAAAGCAATATCTTGTAAGAAGTCTTTTAATTTCATTTCACTAAGCTAAATAAGTATTGATGTTACTGTCTTGCTCAAATACCTCAGTGAAGAATGGATTACCACTTGCTTGTGAGTTAATTGTTTTTTGACTTTCTAAACTGTTTTGTTCTGCTGAAGGATATACTACATACATCTGGTCTAACTGGGAAACCATATCTAACGCATCATCATGCACAGATTTAATCCCATCAATAGTAACAGTAGATAATTCTTCAAGCAACTCTTGTATTAAAATACTATCTTTTAATTCTTCTGGCAAGAAAATCTTTTTCTGTTTAAAGAATGGTTCAGTTAAACGGAATCTATCCATCTTATTAGTTCTAACTGCAATACCCTCTTTAGATGATCCTTTACCTTTAGCAATCGTAAACCAAGTATTTCTTTGTAACATCTGGTCTTTAAATAGAGATATAAATCCACCTTGCTGACCAGTTACCTCTAAACCAACACTCATAGGTTTATACTTATTAACAAAATCAAAGATTCTATTAAAGGTCTCATTCATTAAGAATCTTCCTAAAGCACCATCTACCAAATATCTATTCTGTTGATGGTCTACTGCCCATACACCTAATACAGTATAGTCTGCTTTTCTATGAGTACTGGTAGCAAAGTCAGAGGTAATATACCAGTTGTATTTCTGAGGATTCTTAAGAATATCTGCTCTCTTATACCATTGGATATCCTCATCCAGAATAACCCTATCTTCCTCAGAAGCAATTCGTAGCATATACTCTTGTTTGAATGCTTTAATTTGTCCAGAAGCCAAGGCAACATTGTATTGTTCCTTAACAAAGTCATAAGTAAAACGGTCTTCCCATGAACCATGGAATTCACTTCTACTACAAGGAAACTCATTACATACTGGATATACGTTTACTTCCCATTCCCCTGATTCAACTACCGTATAAATAGGGTCATTCTTATTAAATGGTGTACCATTAAAAATAATCTTACGTCTAGTTGGATGAAGTGCAGGTAATACACCCTTAAAAATAGTATCCTTAATGGAGGCAATTACAGTAGGACTGTTCGCATCGGAGTCAGATAACAAGTCATCAAAGATACAAATCTCAGGACGTTTATTGAAGATATTAACCCCACGAACCCCAGTCTTAGCACCATATAACTTACAACCAAATTTCTTACCATCAATATTAGTAAACTCTAAATACGAGTCAGTAAACTTAGCTTCTGGTAAGTACTGCTGTAAAAAAGCACTGGAATCATAAAGAGACTCTACCCCTTTTCTTAAGTTCTTTGCACCATTCTCCATTGTATCTCCAATGAATATCATGGTATTCAATGAACCAAAGTTAGGTAATCTCTGGAATATAGCCAAGTACAGAACCAAGGAAACAGACATTACAAAGGATTTCCCTAAACCTCGATGACATAGATTAGCTAACATCTTTTTCTTAGATATAAGCCCATCTACCATCTTGTAATGTACTGCAGGGGATACGTTTAACTCTAAGTTAGCCCCAATCATCTTAATAAAGTTAATGTACTGAATAGCAAATTCACTAGGAACATACTTATCTAATTCAGCATAATCCACTTCATTCAAGTAATCTGTAACTGTCTTAGTTACCTTCCTTAAACCAAGTTCTTCAGCTAGTGCATCAATCTTTGACATCTGAACCTTCCTCGTAAATAGTCGCTTCACTAATATCCTTGATACTATACTTACCCTCAAGAATTCTCTCTCTCTGGTTTCCAGATAAACTATTCAAGGCATCTGCTAATTGACTAATTGCCCCATTATCCTTAGTACTAATAGTCAATTCTGCTTGTTTCACTTCAGGAGATTTTAAGTGAGTCATTAAACTATTCGCAGCATCACTTCTTACCTTAGGACTAACCTTATCATTTAACATAATCTCTGTCTGAGTAGCTACTGCTTGATGGAAAGTATCCTGATAAAGAATATGAGCTGGCATCATAATCATAGCGTACATCTTCTGTACTAACATACTTCTATTGTACGTACTAGCATAAGCCATTAAATGACTATTAGGAATACCTTCCCTTTCCATTCTCATTACTTTATCTGGGAAAGTTTTAGTATACGCTTTAAGAACTGTATTCCCCATCTGTCTATAAGTAATAAATCTAGCCGCATTCAAATAATCTTTCATTGACCATCTAGATTTATTATCCTTAAAGACATCAATCATCCCTACAATATTTTCTTTAAGGAACTCTTGAGCAGAACCATCAAAACCATGAATACACTCATTAATTGCTTCAGTTACAGTTTTAATTGTACTAGGAGGAAGTTTAACAGGATATACATCTCTAACGTATTGTTCCGTTAGTAACTCTACTTCTGGCTCCTCCATAAGAGCTTCAAAACTAATTTTTTCATCTGGCTCTAATTCTTCTGAACCAAAAGTATGACCTGCTTTGATTGCTTTATTGGCATCTTTCACTGCTTTAGCAGGAGTAGTACCTGATAAATCCAATACATTAGTTACGTTCATTTTATTCTCCATTTATTCGGTGGAATATAGGATACAAAAAAAGAGGGTGTATTGCTACACCCCCAAGGACAAGAATCAAAATTAATCACCTTTGCCTAATCGCTTAGACGGAAATCATTATGCTTGAATTCTCCGTTAAGTGCAAGTCATTCCTTCGTTCATTCGCTTCGCTTCCTAGGACTGCCTCAGATTACTTCGTAATCTTCGTTGTCCTCGCTACGCTCACTCACTCAGTCATTTCCTTGCTGGCGTTTAATAAATATAGGAGATATGGACAAGAGAACTAAGGAAAAACAAGGAGTTAGAAGAGGATTGATTATGCACTTTTTGCTTCCTGCTTGTGTTGTCTGAATGCTTGCATTCAAGCAACTCAAGTTGCGTTGCAAAAAGTAACATATTTTTTTCTTAAAGTAAATACCTATTTTCTATTTTTCTAGAGAGAAATTAGTGAAATAGACGTATAAGTGTAGAACACACTTAGAACACACAATCTCTCTTCTTGACTTATCCCCCCCCC